CTTGACTGGGAAGTTTCTGCAGAAGCACTAGAAGATAACATCGAAGGTGCAGCACTTGAAGATCACATCGTTCGTCTTATGACAAACGCTTTCGGTAATGATATCGAAGATCTTGCAATTAATGGTACAGGAGATTCAGATGATGGATCATTCCTTGGTATCATGAACGGTTTCGTAAATCGTGTCAAGTCAGATGGAGATGCACATGAGGCAGTAGTTACAGTTACAAATGATAACTGGACAACTGATGCAATGCAGAAGATCATCCTAGCAATGCCACGTAAGTATCGTGCTATCAAGTCTAACTTGAAGTTCTATGCTGGTACAGACGCATTCCAGGGCATCATTAAGAACAATGGTACTTTGGCTGATGCAATCGCAGAAGCATTTGCTGGTACACCAGCAGGTACACCTGCAAACCGTCAGGCATACCTTGATGGTACAGCACAAACATTCGGTGGAGCACGTACAACTCGTGTCCTAGGTGTTGACGTTCAGGAAGTTCCTTACTACCCTGCAGGATATGTCGACTTGACATTCCCACAGAACCGTGTATGGGGATTCCAGCGTGACATCACCGTAAACCGTGAATACAAGCCAAAGAAGGACACTGTAGAATATACAGTCTTCGTTCGCTTCGGTATTCAGTGGGAAGAGCAGGATGCAATTGCATTCGCTGACGCTGCAGCAGACGCATAATCTGTAAACAGTACACTTTAGGGGGAGTAGGAGTTAACGCTCCTGCTCCCCTTATAACTTATAATGATATAATACTATTTAGGAGGAAAAAATGGAAAATACAAACAATAATCCAGTTGCAGAAGAAGCAGTAGTTGAGACACCAGTTGTTGAAGAAGCGCCAGTCGTAGAAGCAGCAGCACCAGTAGCAGCCCCTGTAGAGCCTGTAGTTGAAGAAGAACCAAAGCAGCAAACCGTAAATGCTCCAGCCTATCAGGCTAAGACCGAAGAAGTTCCAGCGCTAGGCGCTGTAGCAGGTGGAGTTATGGGTACTACATCAGTAGCCCGACCAGAACCACGCATATCTGGAAACACAAAGAAAGAAAGTTCAGAAGAAAAGGTGGCTATTCATTCAACAAAGAATGTCGCTTGGCAGGGTGTTGGTAAGGTTGCTAGAGGATACAATATTGTTGAAAAGAGCATTGCAGATCAGTGGCTAACAAGACCACACATTCGCATTGCAACACCAGAAGAAGTAAAAAAGGCTTTTGGGTAATAAACAATGGAGGTTATGAGAGTTCCACCTTATCCTATTACAACAACTTGGACATTACCTATACCTAACTATACGTATATCCAGTATGTTGAGGATCTGGTGGATCACTCAGTAACCGAAATAGAGGTTACATCCGATGCTAATGGCATTGTAGAATATGTACTTCCTTTAGAAAAAGTACAGTATGACAGAAAGTTTTATATTAAGTTTTATGATGCAGAGCATGAGCATACTCTTTACGAAGATAACCTGGATATAATTAGGCCCTATGTTAATGCTAATAAATTAGCAACAACATCTACTGACATCAAAGAGTATAGAATGCTAGAATTGGTGTCAAGGTCAATCATTGATACAATTATTTCAAATGGTTTTTATAATACCAAGAAGGTTGTTCAAGCCGTAGGTCAGGGAACAGACTATTTTCCACTTTGGAGCGATACAAATAAAGTTTTAAAGGTATACGAAAATAATGTTTTGGTTTATGATGTAGATACTCCAGGATTAAACGAGTATGATTATATAATTACTTTAGATAATTCTGCGGTACAAAGAGTTATATCTGATAGATACAACAGACTAGAGCAGGCTCCACCAAATCTTTTAAGTGCAAGAGGAGACCTTGGGTACTATGGTTTTGAGTCAGTAGGGTTTCCTGCTGGATATGATTACACGTTTATCCTAGATGTAGGGTATAAGACAATCCCGTCTGATATCGAATATGCTACAGAAGTTTTAATGGAAGATATTAAGTGTGGTAAACTAGATTATTACAAGAGATATGTAACTGCATACAATACAGATCAATTTAGAATTCAGTTTGATAAGGCTTTGTTTAGTGGAACTGGAAATCTTTTAGTAGATAAGATATTGGATAAGTATACAAATAATATTCTTAAACCAGGGATAATTTAATGATTTGCGAAAGTCCTGACTATATGTTCCCAATGCAGGGGTCAGTGTATTATCCAATAGTAGAGCAAGGTGACTTCGGTGCTATAAAGAAGCAATGGGTTTTAGATAAAATTATTGCATGTACATTTTCTTCTGGAGGATCAGCCTTTAAAGAAGAAGTAAAGCCAAATGTAAATATTGTCCAAAGTTCTCTATTGGTTGGAAGAGTAAAGTCAGACATAAGAGTATCATCTCTTGAAAGTAAAAACTCTTTGACAAACATTTTGTTGACAGACATTAAAGACCAGGATGGAAATTTAATATATATGGAAACATCTGGCCCACGATCAGGCAAAGGAACTCTTTTTGAAATTGCTACATATGAACCATTTATGGGTCCGTTCGGTAAAGTTGATTTTTATAGAGTAGTAATTAGAAGATCTGAGAATCAGGCAGGCGACCTATGAGAGCAGTATTTACTTCTAATCAGTTTAAAAAAGATATGAATAATATTATTGATTACTCTATTGGGTTTTTAGATGGCGTTCAAAGAGGTAAAACAATATTCTTAAAAACAATTGGATTAGAAACAGTAGAGGTTATGAAAGAATTCATAGACTCCAATGCTAGGGTAAATCCAGAAATGTTACATCATGTATATGAGTGGTATCAAACTGGCAGTCCAAGTGCAAGACTATATGATATATCGTATACAACTAGCAACCTTGGACTCTCATTTAGGTCATCATTCAGTCAGTCTGTCTCAGTTAAAAATGGATCAAGAACTCCATTTTATAATAAAGCAAGAATAATGGAAGATGGAATTCCTGTTACAATTAGACCAAAGACTGCACAGGTTTTGTCGTTTGAAGAAAATGGAGAGACAGTGTTTACAAAAGGACCAGTAGAAATTTTAAATCCTGGAGGAACAGAAGTTCAGGGTGGCTTTGAAAGAGTGTTTGATATGTTTTTTAATAGATATTTTTCTCAAGCATTTTTAAGAGTAAGTGGTGTTGCACAGTATCTTGAAAATCCACAGGTATATAAAAAGAACATTCAAGCAGGAAAAAAGATGGGTAGATCCAAAGGCATTTCTACGGGATATCGCTGGATTGCTAACGCAGGGGTAGGTGCATAATGGCTGCAATAATTCATCATCCACCTACAATAATAAATAAATATCTTGCAGCAAACTTAGACCTTGAGTCTTTTGGACCAGGCACAACCTATTTTTTCCCAACGCTTCCAACAGATATTGAAAACCTTACTACAACTTTTCCTCAGAGCAATGAGGTTTTTGCTGTATATGACAGAATGTTTAAAATGAGAAGGACCCCATTCCCATACATTAAATGTGAGCAACTGCTTTATTATTTTTATGCAGTAGGGACAGACGCAAGTTCTAAAATGGTTATTACTCAGCAACAAATAAGCGACCTACTAGATCACGGAGATGACTCAGCAAAAGATCTAAATGACTGGGCTGCATCAAACCCTGGTGCCTGGGATTTAGAGTCTAAGCCATGCTTTTTCCATAACTTTAAAATATATCAACTAGAAGAAACTAGAGATATTGTGGATTTCGGCACAGCCCGTACTTATGCGGGGAACAAGATCATTATTGACTATGACTGGCACCCAGTAAACCCTTAATAAACGGCATGTATAATTGAGGTGAGGAAACAAGCCCTTTTAATAAAATGAAAGAGGTGAAATATATGGCATACAGCCGTGGTTCAAGTAGTAACATCATCGTAGGTGCAGCAGCACTTTTTACACATGATGCAGGTCCAATCGGATACGAAGTAGCAACTGGAGCAATTACTGATACTCAAGCAGCATCAGATCTTCCAGTATTTACAGCATCCACAACATCTTACAAGGAAACATTGTCAAATAACAATGATTACACCAACGTAGGATACACATCAAACGGTTTGGAACTCGCATTCCAGCCAGATTTCGGTGAAGTAGCAGTAGATCAACTTCTCGACGTTGCTCGTCTATTCAAGCAAGGTATGACAGTTAATCTAAACACATCATTTGCAGAGGCAACACTAGAAAATCTTTTGGTTGCTATTGCAGACAACCAAGACCCAGTAACAGCAGACGGAGCAACATCAATTAAGATGTCCGCTGGTGATATTGGTGACGTTCCACTAGAGCGTGGACTAGTAGCAGTAGGACCAGGTTCTGGTTCTTCTCTAGAGCCAAAGGAAAGAATTTATGTTGCATACCGTGCACTCTCAATTGAGAATGTTACAGTATCAGCAAAGCGTGACGAGGCTTCAATGTTTGAAGTTTCATTCCGTCTTCTTCCAAATGACAATGCATCATACGGAAAGATCGTAGATCGTTCCCTAGAAGCATAATACAACTTAATATATGAGAGGCTCAATCCTTCGGGGTTGGGCCTTTCTGTTTGGTATACTTATATAATG